TAGCTTATAACAAAATTCTTCTTCATCATAATAAAACCAATCTTTATTACTTAAAAAATAAGGCTCTTTATCTATTGTCATTATAAAATACCCCTCTTTTCTAGCATTATCTTCATAGCTTTGCTTATAGTTGTATCTGCTCCATTTTCAAACTCGGCAAAACATTCTGCAAATAATTCAAATGAGTCTGTCTTAGCATACCTAGAAGAACTTTTCTCGATACTAAACCCTTGTTCTAATTCTTTTGCTATTTCTATCATTTCTTTGTTATATTCTCTAACTATTTTTAATTGATAATCTTTAAGCTTTTTCTTTCCGGCAGATAAAGATCCTTTCATAGAAGAATCCCAAACCTTTTGTAATTTGTTTGGATTTGCCTTATTGTAGTTATGTATAATACATTCATGTACTATATGACCAAATTCATGCGTCAAAGTTCTAACTGGTATATAATTTTCTTCTGATTTACTTGACCATCCGCTTTTTATATTTTTAGTTGTCATTTCTATAAATTCATTATAATTTTTATAGAAATTTTCATTTAAAGATAATAGTAATCTTTCTTTAAATACATTACTTTCAACTTGAGCAATGGCAGAACCTTTAACATTTTTACCACAAAATTCTATACTGCGTTCTTCAAGATAATCTTTAACTATTTGATATTTATCTATTAATTTATTCAATTGTTTGGCATTTTCTTCAAATAGTTTTTTATCAATATTTTTAAAACTATCTAAATTAACTTTAACACCTTTATTTATTAATGATTGTAAATAATTACTTTCTTTAGGTTTTTTAGTTTGTTTGTCTTTAGAAGCTTTTGAAGGAGTTTCTTTTGGAATATCATTTTTTATTCCTGCAAATTCTTCTCCATGCTTTTTAAACCATTTATCAAGCATTGGATTAGTTTCTCCATCTATCCAGCTTCTAAGTTCTTCACCTATTTCATCAAAACTTTTATCTATTTGTGGTATTGTAGTACAAAGCCCATTTGGATGATCTAAAGGCACATCATCAATTTTAAATAATTGGTTATCTCTACTATTACATAGTTCACAAGTCCTTGATGTGTTAGAACTTAACCACTTTATATATTCAACATATGGGTTTTTCTTACAACTTCTTTTTTGAGCTAACTGGAAAGCGTGTTGTATTGATGTTCTAGCCAATCTTTGTGCATTATAATCTATAACTTTATTAGCATTAGGGTATACTTTTGACCATTCCCATTCTTTAGCTGCATTAGGATTAACATACTTTTCTAAATCTTTAGCTATTTCATAAGTAGGTTTTTTATTGGCTATACCTTCTGCTATTACATAATTAATATCTTTATTAAATTTCTTAGTATCTAACCAAATACGCTCACTAAGTCCAGCTCTGTCTTTGTATACTTTACCGGATAATATTTCATTCATAGCATCTTTTGGTATTTTAGAAAACATACTAGAAAAAGTATCTTCCATATTTAAGTTATATTTATTATTGATAGACATAAAAAAATCTAGCTGTGTATCATTAGCTAGTTTACTTGATTTTTCTATATTATCTTTAATAACTTCTTTAACTTGTTTATTAGATTCTTTTATTTCTTTCTCTAGTACCTTTTTAAGCTCTTGTAAATATCTTTCTGATAAAGTATTAGGATTAACTTTAGAAAGCTTTTTAGATACCTTTAAATACATATCATTATATATTTCTTTTATTTGCTTTTCTTGTTTTTTCATTAACTTAAGTTTTTTCTTTTGTGCTTCCTCACATAACTTAAGATAATCTTTAGATGCCATTATTCTTCATCCTCAAAGTTATTCTCAAATTGACTGTAACTATCTTCTAACATTTGTTTCTCTAATTGTATTTGTTTTAGTTCTTCATCAGCTATATCATCAGCAACATTAGCCCATTTCTTTATAAATGTTTTCCTACTCATAGTTTGAACATTAACTTTTTGTAAATCTAATATCATTTCTTCATCTTCATTTTCTTGTAATGGATATTGATTTTCTACTATTACATCAAAGTTTTCTAGTTTAGGTAATGTATTTATAGCATATACTTCATTTATTTCTAGTATTGCTTTTATCATCCATTCAAGAGCAGGCTTCCAAGACATCATTTTTTCCTCACATCTAGTTATTAGCTGCCAATATAAAGCTTTCATAGATTTACCACTAGTCATCATACCTTTTAAATCTTGATTATTTATCATAGGTATATTTAAAACTTCGTGCATATTTGATTTTATTCTATTTAAAGTATTTTCCATACGTTCATTATAGTTAAAATCAGTGTTTATTGTACCTATTGAAGCTTGTTTTCCATCTGCTGTTATATCTGTTGTTACATCCCAGTATGCACCTGGTTTTAATTTGAAATGTTCACTAGCTTTAGGATCAACATCTGTACCATAAATAATTCTATTCATTCCTTTTCTAAGTGCATCTAAGTCTTCAGATGAAAACTGATTATATACTATACCATCGTCTTTTATTTCTTCTACATCACTTTCACCTTTTAAATCTCCACTTAAGCCATCATTTAAGATTACATATGCAGGAATTCCGGTTAATTTTAAATCTACATTAACAGCTAAAGTTTCAAGAAGTTCACCACTTCCATTATAGAAACCTTCGTTTAATATACATTTACCTTCTACCATTTCATACTTTTGTTTCCATATAATCTGCTTAGATTTATCTTGTTCCTGGTTCATCTGATGGAAGAATATTATCTTTTTAAGTTCATCTACTCTGTCCTCAAAAGGCTCATATACGAACTCTAAACTAGGTACAAACATAACTCTTATAGCTTTAGTAATAGTATCAGCATGAAGTTTAATAGCAACTCTTTTACCTATAAAGCAATCTCTAGCACCTTTTATTAATTTATCTTCAAATAAGTTATTTTTAAGAACTTCATTTATATAATTATTAATTTCTTCTGCTTGTTGTTTAAATTTATCATCTTCTACTTGTATAGTAAAAGTAGGAGTTTTCCCAAATAAAAACCTAGCTTCTTCTTTTATTAATTTCTTAATATAATTAGTTTTCTTTTTCGTTGGTATATAGTCTTCTTCTTCAACTATCCAATTTTGCCCTGGCCCTTCGTATATGTCATAAAGTTTTATTATCTCATTCATTTCTTTTATAACTTCATTTCCATAAAGTCCACCTAATTCAGCCATTATTATATTTTGCATAGTACACCCCCCCTTATCTACTGTTATAATTTCTTTCTTTACCATATTTTAAATCTGAATAAATTGCATATCTTAAGCTATCTAAAACATCGTCATATTGTTTAATAACTTCATCTTTGCCATTTTTCCAAACATAGTTATATATTTCATCTTTAAATACATTTACATTATCTTCAATAACTTTTAATTTCCTTGTTTTAAATAAAGAAGCAACTTCACCTATACCTGCCATAACATCTTTTCTTGCATTAATAGCTTTTATTTGATTCTGTCTTAGCTTGTTAATATAGTCTGGTCTAGCGTGGTCGCAATAGAAATTAATATTTCCATATTCTTTTACTATCTTTTTAGCTTCATTAACCCACCAGTCAATATGTTTATGTTTATAAGCTATTTCTTTAATAAAATAATAATTGTCATTAATATCTTGAGCAACTAAAGCTATTGATCCATAATGTTCCCAACCAAAGTCAATTCCTGCAAAATATTTTTTAATTTGAATATCTTTTATATCAACTTCTTTTATATAATTTTCATCTTTATTAAAGTCTTTATATACTACACCTTCACTTGCAACCCATACACCTAATATATCCCTATCATAAAACATTCCACTAGGCGTAGAAGCTTCAATAGATTCTACATATTCTTTATTTAAAAAAGTATTATCATATAAAGTAAAGTTAAAAGCTTTTATATTTAATTGACCATTAGATAACTTTTGACCATCTTTATCTACATAATCCACTTTAACTGTATGAGTAGGATTTTCTGGGTTGGTGTCCATGTAAATTCTAGCACCTTCACCTGAGCATCTTGAAATAGCTTCTTTTACAAAAGTATCATGTAAAGTAGTTGCTTCGTTTAAAAAAGCACCATAAGAAGTAAACCCTCTCATTTTTTTATAGCTATCAGCATTTGCTCCATCAAAGACATACACCTTATTCCCAAACAATTTAAAATGATTATCTTTAGTTAGTTTTAATTCATAACCTAATATATCTTCTAAATCATTTAAAACATTTCTTCTTATAGAAGCTTGATTAGTTCCACCTAATATAAATGAATAACCTTTATTTTCGTATTTAGCTATATGAGCTATAAAAGCATAAATTAATATCCATGTTTTACCTGCTCTTTTAGCACCACTACAAATTAATATTTTAGGGTTATCATACTTTATACAATCTACAACTTCCTTTTGTTTACTTGTTATTTTCATTTCCAAATATATCCCTTAAAGCTTGTGCTATATCTGAATTATTATTTTCTTGCTCTAATTGTTTTAACATAAGCTTTTCTTTTAATTCAAATTCTTTTACTTTTAACTCTAATTCTTTTAGCTTAATTTTATCTTGTATAGGACTTTCAGATTGTTTTAATATCTGTTTACCTAGCCATATTTGCATAGTAGAGTTTCCATTTTCAGCTAATTTCCATTGGTTCCTTCTTAAACTTGTTTTACCTAAATCTCTTTTTTGTCTGAAAACTTCCGAAAAACTTAAATTATATACTTCTTTGCACCATCTAGTTAATGTTTCATCACATACATCTAATACGTTACATATTTCTTCTTGGGTGCATTGAATAGCACATAGACTTTCAAACTGTTTTCGGTTTATAACTTTTTTAGGTCTTGCCATAAGCAATACACCTCCTTTATTTATAATAAAAAAAGAAGCTTTAAAACTTCTTTTACTTCAAATAATTATTTTTTCATTTTCTTAGCTAAATATATAATAGGAGTATCTAATATACTAACTACTGCTTTTAATATATAAGTTGTAAAAACTAACGACATTAATTCTTTAAAAGGCATTATTCCTACAAATGCAATTAAAGTAAATATTAGCGTATCTAAAAATTGAGAAGTTAACGTAGATATATTATTTCTTAACCACAATCCTTTATTTGAATTTTTAAATATCTTGTTAGTTTTCTCCCATACTTTATGATATAAAACAACGTCTATTTTTTGCGCTACTGCATAAGTAAATATACTTGCCATTGCTATTCTAGGCATAAACCCAAACATTTCAATTAATGATCTATTAATAAAATCTAAAGAATTAGGCTCAAACATTAATATTAATTGAGTGGCTAATACCCATATAATAGTTACAAATAATCCTATATTTACAGCTTTATTAGCGCTTTTTTTATCATAATTCTCACTTAAAATATCAGTAACTACAAAGTTTGAAGCATATAAAGCATTTCCTAAAGTAACACTTAACCCAAACATATCAACCATTTTTAAAGCTTCTATGTTGGCTAATATTGCACTTATAGCAGTCCAAATATAAAGCCCTACTTTACCAAATATTTTATAAGCAAATAAAACTCCACCTAAGTAAAAAAGTATGGATATAATAAATAAAGTTTCATTCATTATTTATCACCACCCCATTTTACACCTTGCCACTTCTTTTCATATTCTTCTTGCATATTTATTCCATCTAAATAACAATGAAGCATGACATTTTTTCTATTGGCTTTTGAATATTCTTTAGTTACTTTGTTTTTGCCAACTCGACCATATATAGCTTGCTGTTTCCAGCTCGAGCTGTCTACAAAATCAAAAGGCACTGCATCTAGTATTTTTCTTCTAGTCATGCCTAAACAATGAACTTTACAATTATATTTTTTAGCATATTTTAAAAACATCATATATTGATGATCTTGTATATCTTCATTTTTAAACCCAGTAATTGCTATTATTTTACCTTGATATTCTTTACACATCTTTTTAAAATCTTCTATACCTCTATTTTTATGCCACACCGGTATAATTTTATCTGTAACACTTTCAAGTATTTTCCTTAATTCTAGTACATTTTCATAGCCTATAATATTATCTACATCCATTTCAAAATAGCCTAATATTTTATCATTATCATTAGCTTTTATCCAATCAGCATATTTTTTAGTATATTCAACCCAATCAACTTTTTTACCTTTTTGGAAGCTATGCGCCCCACTATCTATAAGAATAAAATCACTCTTTTTAATTATTTCTTTAAAAATATCTTCTTTTTTTATATAGTAAAAACTCATTAAATTATACTTATACTTATCTATTTTAGAATTAATGTAATAAAACTCTGGAGAAGCTTCTAAAGCACTTAAAAATACTTTCATTATTTAAACCTTTCAGCACTATCAACATGACCACAATTAGGGCAAGTGCAGGTTTTTTTAGGTGGCTCTTCATATTCTTCTTCTAATATTTCTTCTATATCTTCATCTATTTCAAATTCAATAGGTTCAAATGTAGATATTCCAAAATTAGACATACTAAAATCAAGTTCTTCAAGTTGCTCTAACTCTATATTTAATAAATCATAATCCCATTTTGAATATTCAGCCACCTTGTTATCAGCTATTCTAAAAGCTTTTATTTGCGTATCAGTTAAATCATCAATAACTATACAAGGTACTTCTTTTAATCCTAATTTTTTAGATGCTAATAATCTTGTATGGCCGTTTACAACTATATTATTTTTATCAACAAATATAGGATTTTTAAAACCAAATTCAGCTATACTAGAAGCAACTTTATCTACTGCATTTTCATTATTACGAGGATTATTTATATAAGGAATTAATTCCTCTACTTTCATTTTAATTATATTCATAACAAAACTCCTTGAATTTAAAATAAAAAAGAAGCCTAAAATTTAGACTTCTCCCCCTTAGGTACTTCTTCCATAACTTCTATGAGCCATTGTACCTTTTTAGGTATTTCAATAGTAGCTTTTACAACTTCATCTACATCTTTCCATACCTTAACTTTAGTTTTTCTCTTTTCCAATTTATCCCCACACCTTAAAAAAGAAATGCTAGACTAAAAATTTAAAACTTTTAATCTAGCACTCACTTTTTAAAAATAAAATACGATAAATAAAATTTGAAGGAATAAACCATGAACAACTATATAATTGTTTACTCTATAATAATAGCACATTAAAATTGGGCATTAAATACCAACTTTGATACTATTATTTGTACTATATTTGGTTAATTATGACTATTTTTAGGTTTTATGGGAATAAAAAAGAAGGTTTATACCTTCTATATTTCTTTATTATAAGCATCTTCAATTCTTTGTTTTGCTATATTAAAATAATTGCTATCTAATTCTATTCCTATAAACTTTCTATTAGTATTAATACAAGCTACACCACAAGAACCACTTCCCATAGTAAAATCTAATACTATTTCATTTTCATTTGTGTAAGTTTTGATAAGATATTCTAATAAATCAACTGGTTTTTGTGTTGGGTGCAAACTTCCTCGCCTAATCTTATCAAATTCTATTAAAGTTATTGGGTTTTTATATTCATAAGTTTTTTTATATTCTCTACCATCACCCATACACTTAAAACCAAAATCTTCACCGTCATATATACTAGACCTTATATTATTTCCACCACTTTTTATAGGTTTATCTCTTTTATTCATTT